TCCCCAAAATGATATGGAGAACGGATGGGTCTATTGGTCTAATTGGGATGGTGTAGGTGATGCTACATCTTCAATTCAGATGCAAAGAGGACTATCAGCTGTTAATCTAGCGACACCCTCAATCGGTGGAACAATGAATATTATCACAGATCCTGCAGCTCAGGAAAAAGGTGGTAAGTTCAAACAAGAAGTCGGTGAAGGTGGATTTCTTAAATCGACTATTAACTACAATTCTGGTTTAATAAATGATAAGTTAGCAATAAGTGGAACAATTGTTCGTAAAACTGGTGACGGTTTTATTGGTGGAACATGGACAGACGCTTGGGCTTATTATTTAGGTACATCTTACGCAGTAAGTGACGACCAAAGGGTTGAGTTATATGCTATTGGTGCTCCACAGCGTCATGGTCAGAACCTATATAAACAGAACATAGCGACTTACTCACAAGAGTTAGCTGGTGATATCGATGGATATGACACAGAAGCTTTTGCTGAAGGTAATA